TTTGTAAATCCTGCTTGTAATGTACCAAAGTATGAAGCCGCTGCTACACGAGCATTAAGATCTTCCTGGTCTGTCACATCACTTACATTCACTTCACACAGATTACAGAACTGATAAGGGCGTAATGCAATCTCACAACATGGGTTAGTTCCCCAGTCTAAATTGTTACTCCAATACAATCCTGGTTCTCCACTTCCTGATGCTTCTACACGCTTCCATAAATCCATGAATTGTTTTTCATTCACTTCACCACGAGGTAAGACTGCAGAGTTGTTAGAACGACCACGTTGTTCATTAAGCTCCCACCAGTTACCATACTTACACGTAATCATCTCTTCGTCTGTATAATCAAATAGACAGATCATAGCACTCCTACGAATTCCACCAGCTAACACAGAGTTAGCGATGTGACATTGGATATCATGGCATTCTAGAGGTGATAATGTTTCACCTGGACTCTTTCTATCTAACACAGCCTGAACGTGGGTAAGACAAAGCTTAAGAGGCTCTGGTCCTGGTGCTTTACCACCTGCTGTAACAAGACGTGCACCTTTCTCACGAATAGCACGAAAGTCAAACTTAGGCATGAACCCACCTTCTAGATAAGCTTTCATTAACACCTTCACTGCATCAGCCCAACCCATGATAGAATCCTCTATAAGATATGTGCGAGCTTTACCTGGTTTAGTGATGTCTGGTAGTTCACTAACATGATGTGTTTGTACTGAATAACCTACACCTGTACCTCCTAATAATAAGAACATTGTCTCAGAGAAACTATGAATACTATCAATTGGTAAGTAACAACAGTTGTAGATGCGAGCGTTATTAACTTCAGCTGCAGCACCTGCAAACTGTAATGCTCTCATAGAAGGCAAGATTTTCTTGTCTCTAATCATTGTGATGTTGTCTTTAATTGCTTCTTCTAAGTATGGATATTTTTTAACCATCATTGCCTCGTAGCGATCTACAATTTCATCCCATGTTTCTCTCCTGTTTAGCTCAGGAATATATTTTGCATACTTGCTAAAAATCGTAATAGCACTTAACGCTTGCAATCCTAAATCCATATGTATTGTTGTTTAAATTGTTTAAAAAAAAAGAAAGGCTACAAATATAACATCGTAGCCTTCCCTAAACAATCACTTTTGAAAATTAACTTTAACTATTTTTATTATTATTAACTGAATTAGTTAATTTTTCTTCCAGCATTTCAATAGCCGTTTCTACAGCATATCTATCAGCATCTTTTCTAATAGAATATGCATTACAAAACTCTTCATCTACTACAACTTGAAAGTGTCCAGTTCTTTGATCACGAAGGATTTCAATAAAAATCTTATGCTCATCAAAGAAATCAAATAAGTTTCTAGGATTACCATCCATAATAGCTGCAATCTTATCTTCATCTATTCCTTGCTCTCTTACGTGAGCTTTGAAATCTTCAGGAAGATTGTCATCATTTAATGACTCTAGCATTATTTCTAAATAATACTTACAAATAAGTTTAGAAGACTCTGGGTTCTCCTGTAATAATTCTATTGCTCTCATACTAATTCTTGTTGTTTAATTGTGTCTAAATCTAATGTTTCATTTTCTATACTAAATCCTTCCCAAACTTCCATATTAGCATCAAATGATATATCAATTTTATCTTCCCAATACTGACGTAAATCTTCAGACTTTTTAAAGATTCTATGTTGTAATGATATTTCATCTCTGTGAAGATTGTTTTTGATAATCTTTATAACTTTAGGAAATTGCTCTTGGAACTCTTTAGAAGTTTGAGAATATTTACCTTCTTTAACTAAAAGAAAATCATCTTTCCATTTCTTATCCAGTTTATAAACTAAAACAACAAAACCATCTTCATAATCATAATCATCGATTAATTGTTTTGTACGTTCTGTTTCATCATCTAAAAACTCTCTAAACCTATCTAGATTATCTGGTTTAAATAAGAGATATACAGCGTCTTTATACTGTACATCTCTTCTCACATCACTCATGTATCCATTCATATATCCATTACCTTTAAGATCATCTCGATTTATCTTAAGAGTGGGTACAATAAATATACTAGTTATGGTTTTACTTACATTCATATTATCCTTTAATGTTTACATTGCCACCATTTAAATAATTGTTACGAGATATATTCCACACGTCATTCTCAACAGCCCATTTAAGATTGTCTATTGTTTCTAATACACCTGGATACTTATATCCTCTGTGTTCAAAACCATCTCTAGCATTTTCCATATCAACCGTATCTAATGTATAGATTAGAGGACTAAAATAGTTAGTGCTATCACAGACAATAAACTTAGGATATGCAACTGTATATCCATCATCTACTAGTCCTTTGAAACGATAATGTGCTGCATGCCAATACAAGAATGCTTGAATGTATGCTCTTCTGTAAAGATAATATTCTTTATAGAAACCTTCAACACTCCAAGTACATTTTAAGTCATAAACTTGAATAATTTTATTATCATGATCAACAATAACCTTATCCATCATACTCTTAAACTTATGACCATGCACTGTATAACCTTCCACTTGTAGTTGATTATGTACATCCACCTTGTATGTATTAGTTTGATTAACAATAGATGCAGTGATAGGATTGTTACGTAATTCTGTCACAATATTTTCAGAATTTGTGACATCTTGTATAGATACAACTGTCATATTCTTACGTCTCACTAACATTATTTCATCAAAATACACTTCTGCTTCAGACCCCATAAATTTAGTCATCACAGCTTCATATTTAATTTTGAATCCAGAATCTGCATAAGCATCTCTAGAAACATCATCAAAGCTACGAGTGATCTCACCATTTTCTTTAGTGGCTTCCTTCATATGTTTGTATAACGCCTCAACAAAATCTAACATTAGTCCTGTTGGTGCAGATTCACATATAGATGGAAAGAACTTCTCATCAAACAACTCTGGCTCCATGAGCTTAGTTTCTACTAGCCTACCTATTGTAGCTGCTTTAGTTTCATCATCTACAATTTTCTCACCAAGTATATACTTTCGGTAATACTTTTTTCTGTCTTGTGAAAACTCCTTTAGACTAGAAGAGCTATCCAAATGGATAGCCCTATACTGTGCTTCTGTTTTTAATTCTCCTTTAATCATTTTGTTTTTTGTTTTGTGATTCATAAAATGCTTCAATTATTTGTTCATGCATTCTCCTTACTTCAGAAGGTACACGTTTGAACCACCATCTAACTTCTACTTCGTATTCCCTACCCTGCTCATCTAATCCCCTAGGATTAACTAGCCAGAAGTTATATGTTCTATTATTAAACTCTACAGAACCTTCATACCATATCTCTGTGAATGAAGAGTTCTTATTAATCGATACTGTTGCTTGTGCTTCCATTTATTTCTTTTTTTTAATAGCTTTTTCAGCTTGTGTTTTGATATTATGACATCCTTCGCACAGCACCTGTAGGTTATCCACCTCACAGAATAAACGTTCTACAAAACCTGGAAGATCATTGGCACACATTAATGTACCAGCAGGAATAATATGATCTACATTAATCTGTTTATCAGGATACCATCCTTTGCACTCATTACACTGATACTCGTACTTCAGTCTCTTGTTAGATCCTGTGTACGGCCTCCTGGCTTTGTGTTTACACTCAGTGATTGGTTTCCACCATCTACTCTTATTTCTAAGTGCACTGCGTATAAACGACCAGAAGGCCGACTCAGTCATTGTTCCACTATTTCTAGTTTTAGCAACTCTAGACCTTTTAACAGGTGCTTTCTTTTGTATTCTCTTAGCCATATATCACTTTAAAGTGACAAAGCTAATTAAATTTTGTTAACTCTTGTAGAAATAATGTACTGCATTCTATTAAGATTGCTAACAATGTTACTCACTTCCTCCATAGAAACGGTAGGAAAGTTAACAGAATACTTTTTAGCCTCTGCTGTAAATCCTTCTACCACCCTATCCTGAAGACCTTGCATCTCATTGATTGTAAACGCTTCATCAAGCTCAAGAGTATCAAAGTCTAGATCATGAAGAAGCTTGGTAGCCTCCTCACGAGGGACAGTCATGATTGGAAGATATTCCCAACATCTACCCTTGCTTTCGCCAATACCTACAACCTTCATTGGATTAATTAGAACTAGGACAGACTGATCACCGCAGCCTACATAATGAATCTCATCAGATGTGAAGTGCAAACCTTCTGCACCACAATCGTCTGTGTTCCAACGACACTTAGCAGGATCCATATGTACCACTTGTCCTACACGGATGTCAAATGTACCAGTGTGAGCATCTGTAAAACGATTCTCCTCACGATTAGGTAGATCAAGATAAAGATCTGTCAAGTTACCAATTCTTTCACCATGATTTACAGGCCATGATTCAGTGTGCTCATATTCTTCTACCTCTCCTGAACCACCGCATTGTTCACATTCTATCCATCTGTCATCATCAAAATCATAGAATTCACGATCTTCATCATCAGCATCCCATCCACCTTCACCTAGACAATCTGGACATGTTGTAGTTGTATGAGTTTCGTTTTCGAAATAGTCATCATGATGTACAAGCTTGTATTGACCATCTTCTAAGAATACAGCATAATTATCTGGACTCTTCTTCCATACAGCTTTCACCTTGTTGTAAGACTCACTGACAAACTGTACAAACTCTGTACCACCATGGATAGTAACTACGTTACGTAGAGCTGTGAAGAATCCCTGCTTGGTAATCTTAAAGCTATTCTTCTTTAAGAAGTTGAATAACTTATCAGCTACCTCAGCACGTGGATTCAAACAACACCACATCCAGAAGTTGTATAGAGCTGTGAAGTTATCATTATGATCTAACGCTACTAACGGATTGTGATAAGATATAACTACCAAGAACTCTTCCACTAATAATGGAGGAAGACTACGACTGATACCTTTAACATACACGGAACCATCTCTCACCTCGAAGTAATCAGGATAAGCAGCTAGCTTCTTAGCACCTTCTGCAAGAGCTTTCATCTTCTCGATCTCTTGTTCCTTTGAGCGCTTGTCATCATACACTTCTTTCACCATACAGATAGCAAATAGCTCCACCTCATTCTTTGCATTACGTGCTCTTTGAAAATCATCAACTGTAGCAGGATGCTTACTGATAATGTTTCCATCGTTTAACACAACAGTGAGTACGTCATTAACAAACTTGATGTTTGAATACGGCTTAAGTAGAATTGTACTACTAGTTTCGCTAGATGTAGTAGTAAGAGTATACCCTGGAGCTGTTGTTTCTTTCAACAACATCTCTGCTAATTTTGTGTCTCTATCAATAAGAGACTTGAAAAACTCTAAACTTGTGTTCATTTTTGTGATTGTTTTAGTGTAGAATCTGTCACAAATATACGAAATATTGTGACAAATTCTACGTGAAAATATTACTTTAACTAATTGATACTCAACTTCATGCAGCTTCTTCTAGCTCACTGACCTCTTGTTTTTCAACAAGGCGATAGTTAGATAGATTCATACGCATTTTCTTGTAACGACACATGTCTTTCATGACATCTAATAATCCTGCATAATCCCAAGCATTTCCATAACTACCACTCATCTTATTACATAACTTCTTAATGAATGTATGTTTAGAAAATAGCTTATCTGTACGAGTTAGCTTAGTAAACATATCTAAGTCATAAAGATTATGCTTAGAAGCATATTCTTCAAGTTTAAGATCAGAGTTTGTTTCTTTGGCCCATGTTGAAATTATCTTTTCTTGATAATCATACAGTTCATTAAGATCTTTCTTTAAACTTGAGTTAACTTCATCTAATGCATTACGAACATCAAACACCTTACTGTATAATCTTTTAAACATTAAGATTAACTTAGCTGTCATCATTCTCTTGAATGGTTTGTTATGACCTTTCAAGAATGTAGCTAGAGGCATAAAGTTATGAAGACCATACATCTCCAACACCTTAATTTCTCTATCAGACATGATGACAAACTTTACCTCATTCTCTACTTTCTTAAACATTCCAAATAGATGATCAAGAGATAAGCGATCTTCTTCCTTACCATATACAGTTAGATTAACTCTTTTGTGAAGACCTTTGCCATCAAACACCATAGGAACAAACTTAGCATTAAATCCTGTCTCTCTTTCTGGAGATGTAGCTTGCTTAACATTAACATCACCCTTTTCCTTAACCTTACCATTCTTGGCAGCTTTAGGTTTGGGCTTGTAGTTCTTAAGTTTGTCTGCAACAATCCATGCTTCTGGAACATCAATAGCATCTAAGTCTACAAATGAGTTAGTGAGACCAGCTTGTAATGCTTGGAATTCTGTAATAATAGCTCTCCAATGTGACTTATGACGTTGATTCAGTTTTAACAAGTCATAATAACAGCGCATGTCTGGATTAGAATAATAACTATTAGTAGTCCAGTCTTTGCTCTTAGAGAACAATGTGAAAGGTTTACTCTTTCTAATGAACTTTACACTTTGTTTTGCCCATAGCTCTTTAATGTAACGACGCTTGCGTTCAGGAAATGCTCCTTCGTACACTGCTATCTTAGTACCACGATTTATATTAGACAACCTAATATCTTGATCCCAGTGACTCTTACACTCAGACAGTCTACCTCTGTAGCTACTTAGTTCATACTTACCTTCATACTCATTAAGTAAATAGTCTCTAAGCTTATAAACTTGCTCTGCTGTAAAGAACTTACAGTTAATAAGTGTAGGCGTACGCTTTGCCACTGTTGCAAACTTCAACATGTCAGATATTTCCCACTGCTCACCGTTGTGATCCTTAATGTGCTTGTTGTGATTAGAATAATAATCAATCACAGCACGTACATCATCTGTATCTACGATAGTCTCGTTGTACTTAACCATCATCTCGTTAGCAATCACCTCTATCTTGTTCTTAATGATTTGCTTAGCTTCCTGTGTATATCGTAATGACTCACGATTAGGAGTGGGGAACAAACCATCTGTCAAGCTAAAACGCAAGCCTATACCAACAGATAACCGTTTGTACGAATTACCTGAGTTGTCAGTGAGGCCAAGCTTTTCTAGATCTAGTGGATAATACACATTATCTAGACAAACATGCAGATTGCCATCACTACATAAATCAGATACTTGATAATGCTCAGCACGATGTATCTTGAACTTGTTATCAATACCTTCTACATTAAAATACACGCTTTCAAAGTAGGCTAGTTGCTCCTTGATTTTATTCTTAAAATCATAAGTGTCACCGTATTTAACAGGGATAGTAATCTTAACACCATTGCGCTCAGCTGTTGGTTTCTCATACAATAAATCTATGGAGTTAGTTTCTTCTCCCTCATACATCATATACTTACGTTCCATACCATCCTTACGACAGGTGAAATAGAAACTAGAAGAATACGCAAGAGGAGCCTTGAAACCTAAGCCCATCATACCAAGCTCTGTAGTGCTATTGCGCTTGGTTGACTTACCATACTTACTGATGATATTTGCAACATCATCTGCATCTAGTCCTATACCAAAATCCTCTACAGTGAATTCCCAAGAACTAGATCCTCCACTTTGTTGTAAACCTACAACAATAGGATCTGTTATTCCTGCTCTACGGTGACTGTCAAGTGCATTACTTGCACACTCTCTAACAGTGGAACCGATAGCATCTGAATATAAACTCTTACTTAACATCTGCATAAGAACCTGTGCGCTGTCCAAATCTAAGGACATCTCTACAGTGTCATGTGATGCACCGTCTTGATAAATTAAAGATTGTGTTTGTTTTTCTAATATCATGATTTCTAGTATTTAATTGGTAAAATTTTAGTTTCTCTAATAATTTCTAATGCTTCTTCTAACTTTTCTCTATTCTTTGTTATAAAATCTGGATGGCTCTTCATCACTCTCCAATTCTTAGATCGTCCAAATACAACCTCCACTTTAGGCTTTTGTTTGTTTTTATTAGCCCAGGTTATACCATGAACATCTAACACTTGAATAGTGCCATTACCCGTTCCTTTATAGAACCCATAATATAAGTTGTTTTGAGTTGTGTACACTACAAAATCACCTGGTTCTAACTTATCATTGTATGCTGCTTCTTCGTAAATCATATCTCTATTTTTTCTAACCAGTCTATTTCAAAACCGTTGTTTTCTTTTATTATTTTATTAACTTTTGTAAACGCTCCTTCTGTTTCCCAATCTCCATTTCTATAAGAAGCTGATGCTGGATGACTAATTGGAAACTGCCAATCAAATCCTGTTAGATACTTTCTAACCTTCGATGCTTCTTTACCTAAAAATATTGTTGGTATTCCAGAGAATGCAAACACATTAGTAAACAGATAATTATTAAGAGGTTCCCATAATTCTAAATGAGCTCCTGCTTTATTAAGTTCTGTTGTTAACGCTGCATTATACATGAACACTCCTTGATGAGCTAGATAGCTAACATCTGGATTCTTTTTCCTATCAAGGGCAAATCCACGATATAACTCTCTTTCTATTCCACCATAGAACTGTTCCAGGCTTGGCTGTAATGCACCTGTTGTGCTACAACCCATCAGTAGACCATCGGCTACTGGAACTCCACTTCTTAGTACATGATAAGGACACATGCCTACAATAATCACCTTAATCTCATTGAAAGGAGTTTCTCTAAAGCATCTAAACACATTCTCAGAGAGAGGGAGAATCATTTTCCCCCTCTTACTCTCTGATTTTAAATGTGCATAAATCTTGTCGCACTCCTCACTTTCAATGAATGGTTTCATCTTGTCATGCCAACTCTCATGAAACTTTTCTTTGAAATTTTCCCAAATCATAATGATAATTCTAATTGTCTATATTCTACTTGTGGTACAATAATAGTTGCAGGTTTCTGTTGTGCAACAAGTTCGCCCTGTACATTAACAAAGAAACTATGTGCACTAATGTGATCACTCATCCAATTAACTGGATGTGTCTCCTTCATAGAGAACGTAGTGTGTTGATAGAGATCCCATAAACTGCTCTCAGCGCCATAATTATGTGTAGGATGTTGTAACTCCTTACGGATGATATTCATCTCACTAGAGCTAATGAATCCTTCTTCTACAACCATACGTCCAATCAATTCACCTTGCTGTCTTTTATTAAGCTCTACTTGCTTCATCATTTCACGTTGGATTTGCATCTCACGGAATGAATCACCTGCACTCTTAATATACTCAGTGATAGATTGTGGTGTGAATTCTTGAATATCACCTACGTGTTTACGCTTGAATGTACCCATATCACCATTCACCATACCATTAGCACAAATGAATACATGTATACCAATAGCAAACTTCAAGCTCACTTGCTTGTTGTAGCTATTCTGCCATCCAATCTGTATCTGCATTTCTGAATCTGCAATGTTACTAATAGTATATCTACCATTAGCAACCTGTCCATCACCTGCTTGTGTATAGATTTGTTTGTCAAGCTTAAAGCCTGATGATTCTATACCATCTAAGGTGAGATCAATTAATTGTGAATGACTAACTGGCTTATAGCGATTAGTCTGTGCTGGTACCTTTGTAGCAACGATTTGTTGCAATGTACTTTTGTATTCTGGTCGTGTCATGATTGTGATATTTTAATTTTAAGTCCAAAAAATCTTGATAATATTCCTTCTAGGTTTTCTATACCTATACATTCTATAGAGTCTCCTTCTGTAGTCTCTAAGTATTCTGTCTCTTGTTGTATCTCATACACAAGATCTTCCAGCGCCACTGCTAATTCTTCTACGTTCATAAGTTTATCAATGCTTGTTTTAACTCATTAAAATAATCTTTATTTAACTGTACATGTATATGCAAAATTTTTGGACGAATTTTAACTTCTAAACTATCCAATACTAGATTTATTGCAACCATTGCACAATCTCTAGATGTATACTTTCTTGCAAATTCATCACTAATTTCATTCATCAGTATTGAATCAAAATGATCAACTAGCTTCTGTACTTCTTTTTCTCTTTGTAATACTACCATATTAGTTCTTTTTCTTTTAGATAGTTTTCTATTGCTTGCATACCATGGGCTTTTGCTAGATCAGCCCAATCCTTAATGCCCTGAGATAAATACTTCCTGGGTACATTACAATAACCAAAGTTGAACATCTGTGTGATTTGTTGTGAATTCTCTACGCCTGTTACGTCTGAATCAAAACTGAGAATCTGACTAGCAGAATTACTCTTAATGTATTCAACGTTCTCGACAGAGAAACAACCTAGTCCTTCGTTCTGTACAGCACAGCTGGATGGAAAGAGTTTCTTCATCACCATATAATCCTTCTTTGATTTGTTGATAAATGCTACATCACACTGTATGATGTCATCTTTACCGTCCATAGCGGTTATAGGTACATTGTTTGGTACCCACTTACTCTTTTTGTCCTTTGCGTAAGGACGATATATCTTCCATCTATCTTCATACAAATAACCAAATCTAAGTTCGTCTATCACTGCAGGAAATAACTGCTTGTTTAGATATACTTTAGACACACTGTAGACATTATTAGCTTTTAAGTCTGCTATGTCTATGTGATATTGAGCCCAATAAGCCAATTCTTCCTTCGTAAAATTCTTTGTAACAACTTGAATTTTAGAATAAGTTTTAGGCATTACCACTGGTTGTTTGTATTCTGTAACGATACGTTTATACTCTTCTGTTTTAGTAACTCTAGAAAAACCAAGTCCAAAGTCTCTATCAATTAGTTCTAATGTTTCTTTTAAATCTCTAAGATTAAATAACATTTTTACAAAATTAAAACAAGAGCCTCTTTTACTGGTGTCTGCAAAATCAATAAACGTTAACCTTCCATGCTTATTACCAATCATAAATGATGGGTTGTTCTCATTCCTAAATGGAGAGAAAGTTATAACATTTGGTTTCCAATCAGAATTAGGCATATAATATCTAAATATATCATACTCGCTTACTTTTTCAAGAATTCTATCTGGAGTGATGATAGAAGGACGTTTCATTCCATTTATTGGCATCTTGTTTCTTTTTTAGTGAAAAAGAAAGCCCAATCTATAAGACTGGGCTTTTCTTGCACTATAATTATGTATAAAATAGATCTTAAAAATCAGAGCCCTCTTCAGAAATTACTTTATCTGATTCTACCAAATTAGAATTCAAATCGTAATCTTGAAGATCTTTGAATGTATAGAAATCTTTACATCCATATTCTCCTGTTACATTAATAACAAAACGCTCATGTTGTTGTAACTCTTTAGAGCTCTTAAATGATACGCCTCTAATTACAGTGGGATCATTATAGTTAACTAAGCGCATCTTCTTAATAGAATAACCTGGAAAGAATGCTTTGTTATAGATGTTCTGATAAGACACTGGTCCCTCTTCTTTCTCTACAGTTTTAACTGTAGCTAATGCACCTACACTAGCACACCACTCACCACCAATCTCATCTCTCCACTCTTTTAAGTTACCAACAATAATCTTCTTCCAATCTAAAGATACTTGACAATCTTCTTTAGAGAAATCAAGATTACCTAACCAAGTACGTAAGAATGTTATTAACTCTTCTTCACCTGTATATGCTATACGATAGTCACGCTTAACAAACCATGTAGGAAGATTTTCTTCAGAACTAGCCCAACTACACATACCTATGTTATTAACATATTGTTTCTTTGAACCATCCTTGTTAGAACGTTTTGTATCTTCTAAGAAGAAAGTCACTTTATCAATAAAATGTACACCTTCTTTGTCAGCTTTAACATCTTTTAACCAGATGTCAACTCTCACCTTTGCTACACCATCTTTATAATAAAGATATTCTGTAGCTTTGCTGTCTTCCTTAAGTTCACGTCCAAGTATATCTTTATACTCTTCTACTGTAGGATTGATAGCAATTACTTCTGCCTCAAAGATTCCCACTTTCTTTGTAAAATCTTTTGTTGCTGGCAATTCTCTTTTTTGTCCTGTTATGGCCATGGTTTCTAGTTTTTATTGTTTATAATTATTTGTAATACTCGTCAATTGCGTCCACTACTATTTGTAAATTATTAGGCATCTTGATGTTAGTGAACATTCCATCAGGACTCTTTGCAGGAAACTTCTTAAACCTATTGGTTACAAAGTTATACGTAGATGATCCATCTTTATTCTCCTCTACATAAGTGTAAAGACAAATAGTTAATAGTCCTTCTAATACGATTTGATTATCGATCAACTTACCTGCTGTCTTAATCTTGTATCCTGTAACTTCTCCACCTTCTTCAATAGTTTCTGGATGTGTGAAATAGAAAACTTTCAAATCGTTACGTAATTTACGAGCTTCTCTGAATAATTCCACCATATCTCTAGCCATAATGCTAAATTTAGTGAAACCAACTTCTGTTGCTCGTGACACAATATTGAAACCCATGATGTAGTTTGAATCCTCAATCACGATGTTCTTAATGTGTGGTGCTTTCTCAGAGATTGTATGTAACAATCGAGTAATCTCAACTGCATCATCCACCTCTTTGTAGTTCTTCTTCTCTTTGTTGTACAGAGCTTCAGATCCTTTGAATGGTAATTCTTTCTTTGCTACGTTAATAATGTAGGTTTCTTCTGGGTTCAGGTGTTTGATTGATGTTGATTTACCTGTACCAGTGGATCCAACGATCCCAATTAATTTGCTTGCCATGTTATAATATTTAGTTGTTTATTACTCTAAGTTACAAAGTTTTATGAACATTTACAATTTTTTATTCCATGGAATTTTTCCAAACATTGGATTATTAGAACCTAATTTTGATTTAGCTATATTAAGTTTAGCATTATCTGATTTAGTTTTTCCTGTTAAAGTTTCTGAAATTTTTTGTTTATGTTGCTCTGATAAAATTTGTCCCTTTTTTGCTTCTGACATTCTTTTTTTAGATTGTTCAGAAACTTTTTTACCCATTAGCGCTTTACTAATTTTTTCTGATGTGATTTTACTATTTGATGCTTTATTATAAGGATGTGTAGGTCTTATATTATAACCTACTAAATAATCATGAACGTTTAATATATTACACCAATAATGCTCAAATGATATTAATAAATCTTCTGATACTTCATCTAAAATCTCAAACATAAAACTCTCTTCTCCATACTTATTCCAAGCTTTTTGCAAATGCTCATTAATATGTATCTTGTTTCTTAGAGTATATTTATGTTTACTTACTCTATAATGAAAATCATTAGTTTTACCTACATACATTTTACCATTATGTACATTAGTGATTGTATATATACAACTTATCATAACTTTACATCTATATATTTTATTTTAGAAGCATCAAAAAAAACTAAAGCACTAGCTAACCATTTAAGTTCAATTTCTTCAGTAGTTGATATAATATATATTTGAGCTTTTTTATTCAAATTATCATATTCAACTGCCATACATCTTTGAATTTTTTGAGCTAGATTCTCAGCGTTACTATCAAAGTAATTTAAAATCACTTTATTTAAAGGTTTATATGTAACACCTGTATTACCAATCTTTACAACAGCCATATGGTTTCCTTCTCCTTCTGTAAACTTTTTGAAGCCCTCTTTGTCAGGCGATTTACTATGGTGTGAAGGTATACCTAAACTATCTGCAGCATCAGTAGTACCACAAAAAACAAGTATACGCTCATGGCTATACTTGTCTAATATTGCCTTAGTCATATTTAACTTAGCAATACTTCCTTGGACAATTCTCATTCTCTTCAGTCGCAACATCATTGTGTCTTTACCTTGAGAGCTAAGCTGATCAATCACCCAACTACATGCATCATAATGCTTCTTCTCTGTTCTAGTTTTACCCTTAACAGTTTTAACTATCTTATTGTCTAAAGGTACCTTGATTATTGTTATTTGATAATCTACAATAACACCTTCTTGGATAGCTTGTTCAATTGGATAGTATGCCAATACAGGAAGCCCTAATCTCATATCAAGTTCAGACTCTGTAGACGTTGATAGAGTACCAGTTAATCCTAACACTTGCTTGTTAGTTTCAAATATCTCTTCACAAACATCTAGCTGTGCATCACTCAACAAATGTATTTCATCGATAATTACTACATCATACTCTTCATCTTTATGTTTATGTAAA